GAACTTGAAGCAAGAACTACAAAGCTTCGTGTCTTGAAATCAAGATACACAGGGGATGTAGGTATGGCGAGTGCATTGGTTTATGATAAAGACACAGGTAGATTATCAGAAGATGATGTATCAGAATTTGAGGTAGAGGATAATGGAATTAGTATTTGATATAGAAACAGATGGGTTAAATCCTACAGTCATATGGTGCTTAGTTGCAGTAGATGAAACAGGAAAGTTTTATCACTACTACGAAGATACTTTGGATGAAGGTATTGCATTGTTAAAGAATGCAGATAAAATTATAGGACATAATATTATAGGTTATGACATACCTGTAATTAAAAAATTAAAAAGTGTAGACTTATATGATTCAAACAAAGTCGTAGACACTTTAGTTCTTTCAAGGCTATTCAATCCTACAAGAGAAGGAGGACATAGCATAGGTAAGTGGGGATATAAAATAGGTATGCCTAAAAAAGATTCTCCAGAGTGGACTTGCTTTACAAAAGAAATGTTATCATATTGTGAAAGAGATGTTGCTATAAATAGTAAATTATTTAATTTATTAAAAAAAGAATCCATTGGTTTTTCAAAAGAATCAATAGACTTAGAACACAAAGTTACATATCTTTTAGAAGAACAAAAAAGAAATGGATTTTTATTTGATGATGAAAAAGCAATGATGCTTACATCTGAATTAAGTTTTAAACTGAAAGAAACAGAAGACAAAGTACACGAAACATTTAAGCCTATCTGGATAGATGACAAATTAATTACACCTAAACTAAAAAAAGATGGACAACTTTCTAAACAGGGATTGACAGAACAAGAGTACAACGATATAATAAGTGGTACGCTTGTAAGAAAACCTTTCATGAGAAAGACATTACAAGAATTTAATTTAGGTTCAAGAAAACAAATAGGTCAAAGACTACAAGAACTAGGTTGGAAGCCAAATAAATTTACACCAACTGGTCAAGCTATTGTAGATGAATCAACACTTAAAAAGATTACACATATAAAAGAAGCTCAACTTATTGCAGACTTTTTATTGTACCAGAAAAGATTAGCACAAGTACACTCTTGGATAGAAGCTGTAGATAAAAAAGATAATAGAGTTCATGGTTCAGTTATATGTAATGGTGCAATCACAGGTCGTATGGCACATAGAGGTCCAAACATGGCACAAGTACCTGCAGTCTATAGTTCTTATGGTAAAGAATGTAGGTCTTGTTGGACAGTACCAGAAGGATATAAGCTTGTAGGTATAGATGCAAGTGGCTTAGAACTAAGAATGTTAGCACACTATATGGCTGACAAGGAGTATACAGATGAAATTATTAACGGAGACATTCACACAACTAACAAAGAATTTGCTGGACTTAAATCAAGAGATGAGGCAAAAACTTTCATCTATGCATTCATTTACGGAGCTGGAGATGAAAAGATTGGAAGCATCATTAAAGGAAGCAGGGATGCAGGTAAACGATTGCGAGAACGCTTTCTTGTTAGTCTACCAGCACTTAGAACTCTTAAGGAACGAGTTGATAGAGCTTCAGAAAAGAAATTTCTAAAAGGTTTAGATGGTAGAAAGATTCTAATCAGACATAAACATGCTGCATTAAATTCTTTATTACAAGGTGGTGGTGCAATAGTTATGAAGAAAGCATTAACCATTCTAAATCTAGACTTGCAATTAAATGGCATTGATGCTAAGATAGTTGCAAACATCCATGATGAATGGCAGATTGAAGTGAAGGAAGCACAAGCAGACTATGTTGGGAGAGCAGGAGTTCAAGCAATAATAGATGCAGGTGTACATTATAACATGCGTTGTCCTCTGGATGGCGAATACAAAATAGGAGAGAGCTGGTATGAAACCCACTAATAAAAAAGATATGAAAAAGTTTGACCTTGATTTACAGTATGGTCAGATAAGAGAAGATAAGATAGCAGAAATGTTTACAGATAAAAAGATAGAAGTTAAATCTGAAAGAGGTATGTGGATGAAGACAGGTAACATATGTATTGAGTATCAATCTTATGGTAAACCTTCTGGCATAGCAGCAACAGAATCAGACTATTGGTTTCACAATCTTTGTATAGGAGATAATATATTCTGTACATTTATATTTGATGTACCTAAACTTAAACAACTTATAGAAAAGTTAGACTTTAAAAAATCTGTAAGTGGTGGAGACCATAATGCAAGTAGAATGTGGTTAGTAAATATACAGAAATTATTTACGACTGATGTGTTTAAAACATTTGAGGATTTAAAGGATGAGTAATTACAAATCTGAAGCAGGACATTGGTATGACCATGAAGGTAAACCTATGTATACTATTGTTGGTGTTAATGGTAAAGAAAGAAACACTACGCTTCGTGATGCTAAGAAAGAAGGATTCGTTCCCTCTGTTACTACTATCATAGGCATAGCAGCCAAGCCTTCACTAGAAAACTGGAAGATTACACAAGCATTAGAAGCATCTTTAACTGTAGACCAAAACGATTTAGAGTACATAAACAAATGTAAATATGCAGGTAGGGAAGTAGGAATGAAAGCTGCAAAGCAAGGTACAAAGATACATGCTATGATTGAGAAAGGATTTTTAGGTGGAGCTAAAACAAAACCCTACAAAGTTATTAAGTCTTGGTTAGATGAAAACTTTCCTGATGAAGAATGGATAGCAGAAGATTCTTTCTGTGCTAATGAAGGTTATGGTGGTAAGATAGATTTATATTCTAAGTCTGGTATATTTATAGACTTTAAAACTAAAGATAACTTAGAAGGTAAAGACCCTGCTCGTTTAGTATATGATGAACATGGTATGCAACTGTCTGCTTATGCACAAGGGTGCAACATAGAAGACCCTCAAAGAGTATCTATCTTTGTTGATAGAGCAGATACAGAATTAGTTTTACCTCATATATGGGAAAAAGAAACACATTACAAACACAAAGAAATGTTTAACAGCTTACTAAACTACTGGAAGCTTGTTAAAAATTATGACTCAACAGTATTATGAACGGAAGAAAATCAAAACAAATAAGAAACAAATCAAAACAACTGGTTGTTGATTGGTTAAAGACTATGTTAGTAGATGAAGAAAAAGAAAAAGTATCTGTAGATAATATTGAAAAATATTTACCAGAACAAACTCATATTTATATGAATAAAAAAGTTATGCTTTCTGCTTACACACCAAGATGGTTTAATCAAAGAATTAAAAAACTTATTTCTTACAAACCACTAAAGGATATTACATGGTCGGATATAGAAAGCCAAGGATAGTAAGACCCAAAGAAAAAAATGTACCTAAAGGATATGATTCTAAATGGGAACATACTTTACACACTACAGTTTTAAAAGGTTGGGAGCATCATTCTGATAAAGTTTCTTACACAGTTGAACATACATATGAACCAGACTTTGTAAAGACTATTGGTAACAAAAAATATTTATTAGAAGCTAAAGGTAGATTCTGGGATTACCAAGAATACAATAAATATGTTTGGATTAGAAAAGCTTTAGAACCTAATCAAGAATTAGTGTTTTTATTTTCTAGTCCACACTCTCCTATGCCACAAGCAAAGAGAAGAAAGGATGGAACTAAAAGAAGTCATGCAGAATGGGCTGACAAAAACAATTTTGTATGGTATAATGAAGATAACTTACCAGAGGAATGGAAATGAAATATAAATTTAATGAAGATAAATTATTAGTAGAATTAAAAAAATATATATACAACACATATGGACAACATTATGCTTCGGATAAGTATCAAGCAACAGATGTAATTGTAGATGCAGGACATGGAGAAGGTTTTTGTATTGGAAACATTATGAAGTATGCAAAAAGATATGGAAACAAAGAAGGAAAGAATAAAAAAGATTTATTAAAAATGTTACACTATGGTATTATCATGTTAAACATACATGACTTGGAGAATAAATAATGGTTGATGACAAAATAGGAACTAAGCCTTACTTAGGAATTGAAATAGACTACGATAAAGAAAAAGAGTTTGATAAGTTTAGTCTAGATACACTCAAAGATAGATATTTTTGGGAAGGAGAAACACATGCACAAGAAGCATTCGCAAGAGCCTCGGTCTTCGGGGCAACCTTCAAAGGTGAGACAGATTTTGAACTGGCTCAAAGACTTTACAACTACAGTTCCTCTCGTTGGTTCATGTTTAGCACTCCTATACTTAGTAACGGGG